TTACAAGAAGATAGTAAGGCAGCAGGACGATGGGAAACAGCACAAGGCGGTGTATACTTTGCAGCTGGTGTAGGTGGTGCGATCACTGGACGGGGTGCAGATTTATTAATTATAGATGACCCACATAGTGAGCAAGATGCAATGTCGCCAACAGCATTAGAGTCTGCTTATGAATGGTATACATCAGGTCCTAGACAACGTTTACAACCTGGTGGTAAAATTATTTTAGTAATGACACGTTGGTCTAATAAAGATCTGACAGGTAAACTGATACAGAATCAAAAAGAAGCAAAAGCTGATCAGTGGGACGTGGTCGAGTTTCCAGCAATCATGGACCATGGATCAAAGAACCAAAAACCAGTTTGGCCAGAGTATTGGAAGTTAGATGAGTTAGAGAAGGTACAAGCAACACTGCCCACGGGTAAATGGAACGCACAGTGGATGCAAAATCCAACAGCAGAAGAAGGAGCTATATTAAAACGTGAGTGGTGGATGAAATATACAGGTGAACATATTCCACATTTACATCATGTAATACAATCATATGACACAGCATTTTTAAAAAAGGAGACAGCAGACTATAGTGCGATAACGACATGGGGAATATTCTATCCTAGTGAGGATAGTCCAGCCTGTTTAATATTGTTAGATGCTATAAAAGGTAGGTACGAGTTTCCTGAATTACGAAGACTGGCTCTTGAACAATATACTTACTGGCAACCAGAATCGGTTATTGTTGAGGCTAAAGCTAGTGGTTTGCCTTTAACTTACGAATTACGAAACATGGATATACCGGTTGTAAACTTCACACCGTCAAAAGGTAATGATAAGCATGCCCGTGTAAATGCGGTTGCACCTTTGTTTGAATCTGGTATGATATACGCGCCTGAGCAGAAATTTGCAGACGACGTCATTGAAGAATGCGCTGCGTTTCCTTATGGTGATCATGACGATCTTGTGGACTCAACTACACAAGCAATCATGCGATTCAGACAGGGCGGTCTGATCGGACACCCTGAAGATTATGTCGATGAAAAAATCGGCCAACGTAAAAGGAACTATTATTAATGAATCCAATTGTACAATGGGTATTGCGAACAATGATGAAGGGTCAAACCGGAGTCGTAAAAACTTTACCTAAAAAAGAATTATTAGATATGAATGTCAATATGACAATTGAAAGATTGCTTCGTAATAATATTGATCCAAGCATAATTAAAACACCTGACCAATTAGATAATATAATTAAACAAATAGAAGCACCAAGAAATGTGCAGACAGGAATTAAGTCTACAAAATCTGCAAAAGTATTTGACCTAGAAGGTAAAGAGATTGATCCTAAAAAAGGCATCATGGGTGGTAAACAGGTACTAGATGACGATCTACCACCACCAGGTAGCAGGGGTGGTGATGATGATATTGCAGCTCCAATACAGTCATCAGATGAATCGTTAAGAGATATGATGGAAGCAGAGATTAAGAAAAAAATTGAAAAACAAAACAAAGAAGCTGCTAAAAAATTAAAAGATAAGAAAACGAAAAAAGATGATCCAGAGGACATGGCACAAGGTGGACGTGCAGGATTTAAAGTAGGTTCGATTGATAAAGCACGTAGAGCATTTTTAAAAACTGCAGCAGCTGTTGGTGGTGGTATAGCTGCACTTAAAACAGGATTGTTAAATATTGGTAAAGGTGCTGATGCTGTTAAAGATCTTCCTCCAATAAAAACACCTGTAACAAAACTAACAGATACCTCAACACAGATGCCAGATTGGTTTCCATCGTTTATAAATAAATTTAGAGACGAGGGAAAAGCAGAGAACGTATTTAAAACAAAAAAAGTAGAGGTCAGTAAGGCAGAATTTGATCAAGCATTTAAAGAAGGCAAAGGTGAAAATTATTACACTGATGTAGCTAGAACTCCAGAATATAAAGCAAACAATCCTGATCATATGGATTATTATAAAAGAGTAGATACTGATGAGAGAATATACACAACATATACAAATGATAACGTTCCTGGTGTGCGGGTTGATGATATGGATGGTAATGTTGATGTAATGTTTGAAAATGACTATTCTCAACCGGTATCAATGAATTACACTGCACCAGGTAAAAAAGGACCTGAGACAGGAAGAGCTGATGTTTTTGTTCAAGGTGACGCAAAACTAGAACCAAAACCAAAAGGAGAATTTGTTGCTAACGACGTAGAAGTATACGCAACAGATCCTGATGGAGGTTCTGAGGCAGTGGATGTTATTGCTAATACAGTAGATGATATGCTGGAGGGTAAAACTCGTCAGATGGAGGAATACGTAACTGGTAAAAAAACAAAATTATCTAGAGGTGAGGGTAAAATTATTGAAGCTGAAATAAGAGCAGAGCAAGCATCAGATGCAGCAGCGGAAGCTGCAGCAGAAGCAGCCGATGAATTTGCATCAGGCGGACTAGCCGGCATGCTAGGAGAATAATATGAAAGATTTATTAGCTACTATTGATTTGTATGATGATGATACACCAGGCATGGCTGATGGTGGACGGATCGGGTTTAAATCTGGTGAGAGAGTTGATCTAGCATTAGAAAATTTAACTCGTTTAGAAAATGCAGAAAGATTAGGTGTTAAAACTAGAGATGCACCTTTTTTTAAAGCTCTGCCAGGTTACGATAACATAACTTACACAGATTTTAAAAACAAAGAAACTGGTGAGGTTTTTAGAAAATATAATGTTCGTGTAAGAGTTAGAGATAAAAATAAAACTAAAACAGCTACAACAGCAGATAAATATAAAAACATAAATAGTTTAGATGAAGCTTTAAAATTAAGAGATGATTTTAGAGAGGCAAATCCTAAAAATATTAAACCACTAGATCCAGAAAAAACAAAAATAACTAAAGGCACTAGAAGAGATTTTATTAAAACTCAAGGAGGTGACGAGGCATTTTTAACAGCAAAAAAAGGAGAAAGTTTTCAAAAAGGGCATGCTGGAAATATTGAAAATCCAAATTTAAAAATTAAACCTAAAGATATAATTTATACACCCGAAGAAGTAAACTTAGGTATGGCTGCTAAAATAGGAGATAAGGGTACAAAAGAAACATTTTCAGCTTTAGATTTTAAAATAAGAGCAGCAGAGAATGAAATTAAAAAAATCAAAAGATCTAAAAAATCTCTTGCAGAGAAAAAAAGATTATTAAATATACAAGATAATCTATTAACTGATTATCATTTTCAGTCTGGTGGTTTTAAAACTCCTACACTAAGCACCGGAGAAGTTTTTGGAGAAAGCACAAGAAAAGGAATGTCTATGGATCAATTTGATCTTTTTCCTAACATGACAGAAAAAGAAACTAAAAAATTTGTTAGACAATACATAACTGAAAAAGGAACTCTAAAACCTTTTTATCAAAGACTAGTAGATTCTGGAGAGATTAGTGAGATTGATAAGGCAAATATTAGAAAAAGTAAATTGTTTTTAGACAATGTAGATTTAGCAAAACAAAATGTAAAGAATTTTGATGTGTCTAGTATGAAAAAATTAGCAGCAATTGGTTGTCCAGGTAAAGCTATGGGTGGTCGTATAGGATTTTTTGAAGGAAAAAATTTAAACGCTTGCGCTGCAAGAGGTGTACAAAAATTACAAACAACAGATGTAAAAAAATTAACACCTGGTGATAAGGCAAACATAAAAGCTATTACTAAAACTTTTCAAGGTGGAAGAATATTAAAAAATATTCTAGGTCCAGGGGCCCTGGCTTTTGAAGGATTGTTTGCAGCTCCATTTGCTGCATATGATTATGCAAGAGGAAGATCAGGAATAGATACATTTAAAAGTGCGGTGTCTCTTGGATTTTTAGATCAACAACTTACTAACGCTGAGTTAAAAAAAATAAATCCTGAATATGGTATTTCAGAAAATTTAAAAAACGTTGGAGATAGATTAACTGACTTAGAGCGATTACAAAAAGGAACTAAAGGTCAAAAAATAAGAAGTAGAGGCAAAACTAAAATAGCAGAACAAGAATTTGAAAATGCTTTACAAGAATTAGAAAAAACAGATTCTTTTAAAGAAACAGGTGATTTAAAAAAAGCTTATCTTGAAAACATTAAAAAAAGTCAAGAGGCTAGAGATGAATTGGATAGACAGTACGATATTAGAAAACAAAATAGAACTACAAAGTTTGATTTAAGTGATCCTTTTATGGCAGCAGGCGGTGGTATAGCAAAAGAAGCAGGTGATTCTTCAGGCCCACCACCAGAATCAGGACCGATGTCTCAAGGGTTGCAAGGTTTAATGAAACGTGTTAGAAACTTATAGGAGTATATATGGCAGAAATAGACAAAGGACTCCCGAACACTAGAAACAAAGAAGAGATCCCATCACAAGATGAGATCCAAGACGTTGCTGTTCAGGAACCAGTAGAAGAAAAAGGACCGATCGAGGTCATACCAGAAGAAGATGGTGGCGTAACTTTAGATTACGAACCAGGTGCAATTAATGTGCCAGGAACAGAATCACACTTTGATAACTTAGCAGAACTTTTACCAGATGATGTATTAGAACCAATAGGTGGTGACATGGTGCAAAATTTTATGGACTACAAAGCATCAAGAAAAGACTGGGAACAATCTTACACACAAGGTTTAGATCTTTTAGGTTTTAAATATGAGAATAGAACAGAACCTTTTCAAGGAGCAAGTGGTGCAACACACCCAGTTCTTGCAGAAGCAGTTACACAGTTTCAAGCTCAAGCATACAAAGAATTATTACCAGCCGATGGACCAGTTAGAACACAGGTCATCGGTGTTAAAAATCCACAAACAGAACAACAAGCTGTTCGTGTTAAAGATTATATGAATTATTTAATCATGGATCAGATGAAAGAATATGAAGCAGAGTTTGATGCTATGTTATTTCATTTACCACTGTCAGGATCAACATTTAAAAAAGTTTATTATGATGTGCCAATGGGCAGAGTCGTATCAAAATTTGTACCTGCAGATGAATTAGTCGTTCCGTATACAGCTACCTCATTAGATGATGCGGAATCGATAATTCATGTTGTTAAAATGTCAGAAA